AGCCCTGGTCATTATATTCGGCCACATTGATGCCAATCGTCGTCCAGCTGTCGGTGGCGACATAGTTGTCGTAATTCGTATAGGCCGTGAAGCGTGGCAGGCTCGGTTGATCCACGATGCCGGTGGCCGGATCGACGCCCAGCGCATCGCGGAAGCTGGTCCCGTCGGGAGATACCGCAATGCGCAGCTGGCCCGATCCGAACAGGCCGATCAGGGCCCGGGTGGAAAACCCGGTCTGCAGGATCAGCCCGGCATCGTCGGTATCCGTTTCGCGGTTCAGGGTCTGGGTCAGGTCGCCGCTGCCGCCGTCGGCTGCATAAAGCGCCGTCCAGAGCGCACTGTTCAGCTTTGCCGAAAAGGGTGCCCCGGTGCCTGCCGCCATGCCGATGCCGAGCCGGGTCAGGTCGTCGAAGGCGGTCGGGATGGCCGGCTGCCACTCCGCACCGTTCCGGACCAGCAGCAGTTCCTCATCCTCAACCCATGCCCGCCAGCCGTCGCGCGGCGGCAGGCGCAGCCATGCGCCATCGGTCCAGAGGGCGACGTTCCAATCCCAGCCCGCCCAGCCGCCCGTCGCGCCAGAGGCGACGATGTAGCGGTCGCCGTCAGACGGAGAGGCTGGGGGTGCGATCTCGCTGCGGCTCTTGACCGAAAGCTGAACCAGCCCGTCGAGCAGGCGCAGCGCCTCGTTATGGGTGACGTGTTTTTGCGCTTGCGCGGCCATCAAATATGGCAGCAGCAGGTTGGCGGTGCTGTCAGACATGTGCCTGTCGTTCCTTGGGATCAGAGATAAAGCGTGATCGTTCGGGTAGTGCCGCGCCCGATTCGGGTCGAGAGCTGGCAGATGCGGATCGTCAGGCCGTCACCCGGCGTCAGCGGCGCACCCCAATCGGCTGTCTGCTGGGCAGCGGTGTAGGTGACAGAGGGCACATTGCTGGTCAGGATCCGCTTCACGGCCGCGCCATCGATGATCCGGACCTCATAACTTTCCTGCTCTTCGCCCAACGGCACCTCGATCCCCTGCCAGCTGTCGGCGGCGAGGTCGCGGGAGCGGCGCGTCCAGCGGATCGTCAGATCGCCCGGCACATGCGGGCGGCGCCATGGCTGGACGACATGGACCGGCGAGAATGGCCGGCAGTCCTTCGCCCTCGGGCGTGAAGGCGAAGGCGGCGAATGTTTCGCTGCTGACAGGATGCCGGGCGGGGCCGATGCGCCAGTTGAAGGGAATGCCGAGATCGGCTTCCGGGATCGGCAGCGGGGTCAGCGCCTCGTTCAGCAGCACCGCCCGTGCTCCGACCGGGGTCGGATGACCCATGGCGTGCTCGGTGCCGCGCTGGCCGCGCAGGAGCCGGGTCAGGCGGTATCGTGCGGGCGCGATCAGCTCGGCATGGCCAGCCTTAAGGATCTCCCAGCGGCTCGGCGCCGTTTCCACAGCCAGCGCATTGGAGCCGCCAAAGAGGGCCAGATCGCTGATCCTGTCCAGCTGGCCGCTCATCAGATCGAGGATCAGCACATTGCCGAGATCGAAGCGCGACGTAGGACCGGGCCAGAGATCGGCGGCGAGACGCCCCAAATTGGCGCGGCGCCGCACCATGGTGACCAGTTCGAAACCGTCTTCGCCGGGACTGCGATAAGCCGCCAGCGCGCCGGGCTATGGTTTTGCGGTGGCGGCGATCAGCGGTTGATGCGCCGGGGTATCATCTCGCAACTGCGGCAGTTCGAGCACGATCACCTCCGGCGCGCCAAACGTCACGGCGCGTGGCAGGGTGGCGGGGCGCTCGGCGCCGGGTGGCAAATCATAGGCTTCCCGGTCCTGTCGCACCGCTTCGATGCCGCGTGCTTCTGCATCGGCCACGGCGGTCAGGCGGAACTGCTGCAGGCGCCCGTCATGGTCCAGTGCGATGACATCGGTCGGGTCCAGCGCTAGCCGCGAGGGCGGCAATCGAAACATCGCGCTTTCGCGTCCCGCTCAAGCCTCCTGCAGGGCGCGGCGGCAGCGGCGTTCCGCCTCTTCCGGCGGCACCGCCATCGAAAAACTCTCGGAGGCGATGCGGTTGGTATCGACGGTGATGCGCGCCGCCTCGACCAGAGCGGCATCATAATCCTCATCGGCCCTGGCCACCTGCCACTTCAGCGCCTGCGGCAGTTCGGTTTCCTGCGCCCGGGTCAGCTCAATGGCTTGGCCGTCGCGCGCTGCCACCAGATCGTCATGCGCGATGGTTGCGACCGGCGCCCGCCCGCGCATGACAAAGCGGATCACGCCCTCGCTCTCGATCGCGTCAAACCCGAAATGCCGCGCCAGCGTGGTGATCGAGGCGCGCGGGCTTTCCAGCGCGGTGATCGCATAGCCCTCTGCCGCGCCCCAGAGACCCGAGACATCGATGCGGGCTTCGGGCAGTCCGGCGCGTCGGCAGAGATGACGGACGAGAGCGGCAAGCGAGACCGCACCCAGCCGTCCGGTCAGCCAGTGCCCCAGCCGCCAGTTGGCGCCATCGGTCCAGACCTCGCTCAGGGCCGGAATGAACGGGTAGGGCCGGGCGTCCCATGTCCAGGCGGCATATTCACCGACTTCGACCATGCGGCCGGCATATTCCGTCGAGACCGGGTTGTTCGCCGGTTTGCCCCAGAAGAGGTAGGTCGCTTCCAGATAGGCGCGCTGGATGGCGTCATCCCTCCAGCCGCGCGAGAAGTATGGCACGAAGCTCTCTGAGGATTTGGGGTCATAGAAGACATTGGGCTGGTTGGTGCCGCGGTCGATCGCCGGGCAGCCGAGTTCGGTGAAGCGGATCGGTTTGGACTGCGGCAACCATGCGGTCGGTGTCGCGGATTCCATGCCGCCCGGCCGGTCGAAATGCCGGTTCGACCACCATGAGCGCAGATCTTTCGGCCGAAAGACCCACGGCTTGTCATGGGCCCCATCGCTGATCGGGGTGCGGATCGGCGCTGCCTGGTCGGCCTCCGTGGCATAGAACCAGTCGAACCCCTCACCGCCTGCAAGGTTCGATTGCAGATAGGCGCGGTCGTGGATCGCGGCCCATCCGTCCCGGGCGTCTAGATGGTCGAACCCGTCGCGCCAGTCCGAGAGCGGCAGGTAGTTGTCGATGCCGATGAAATCGATGGCGGCGTCGGCCCAGAGCGGATCGAGATGGAAGAACACATCCCCGCTGCCATTGCCCGGCTGGTGTCCGAAATATTCCGACCAATCGGCGGCATAGCTGATCTTCGTGTCAGCTCCGAGAATCTCACGCACATCTGCGGCCAGCGCGCGGAGGGCCGCGACGGTCGGATAGCTGTTCCCGCTTGCCCGGATCGTGGTCAGTCCGCGCATCTCGGAGCCGATGAGGAAGGCGTCCACGCCGCCCGCCACTGCGCAGAGATGGGCGTAGTGCAGCACCATCCGTCGCAGCCCGTGATCGCTGGGATCGCCCGCCCAACGCACCTCGTCGCCGGAGACCGTAAAGTCGCCCGCGTTTGCACTGCCAAAGAAGGCCGCAACCTGATCTGCCGCAGCCGCCGTCTTGTCGACACTCCCGGCCTGACCGGCAGAGGGCGAGCAGGTGATGCGACCGCGCCAGGGAAAAGCGGGCTGGCCGGTTCCAGCGGCATTGTCCGCATAGGGATCCGGCAGCGCATTGCCCGGCAGCACATCCATCAGCAGGAACGGATAGAAGGTGACGCGCAGACCGCGCGCCTTCATCTCGCGGATCGCCTGTATCACCGCGAAATCCGCAGGCGTGCCGCCATAGACCGGGCGATCCTGAGCGTCGCGGCTGACCAGATGTGCCTGCTCGCGGGCAATACCGCTGACCGACCAGAGGCGCGGTGTGCTTGCCTTCTGGGCCACCTCGACGCCGGGTCGGATCGTGCAGGATCCGCAGCGCAGGTCATTGCTGGACCAGCTGACGACCAGGCTGACGCTTTCCATCTTGGGCGCCATGGCCTGCAGCCGGTCCAGCGCCACGATCATGTCGGGGCTGGCCGGAGTGGCGTTCAGGTTCTCGGCCGCGGCGGTGCCGCTGCCGCCCTTGCGCACCGGCTCAGTGGCATACGTGAACTCGCCAGAGGCCGGGATCAGGGTGACGGCGCGGGTCAGGCCCTCGGCCGTGTCGGGATCGGCCAGCGGCCTGAACACTTCGAAGGAAAGCTGCGGCAGACGATTGCCATAGTCATTCAGCGGCAGGTCTTCGAAGACGACATAGGCGGTGCCGCGATTGGCCGGCGTGGCCTCCGCGCCCATGGTCGCGGCGATGAACGGGTCAGGCTCTTGGATCTCGCTACCGGGATACCAGCGCCAGGTGATCCCCGAGGTGTCGAGGGGCTTGCCATCCGCCCAGATGCGGCCGATGCCGGTGATCTCGCCCTCGGCCAGTGCCACGGCGAAGGAGGCATAGTAGAGATATTCGGTGGTCTCGACCTTCGGTCCGCCGCCTTTGCTGCCGCCCTGGCGGCTGGTCCGGGTCTCCTCGCGGAAATCCGTGGCCCAGACGATATTGCCGCCCATGCGCATGCGGCCGAAGACGCGCGGAATCACTGCGCCCTCGGTCGAGGCGGTGATGCGCAGATTGTCGAGCCGCGCGCCTTCGATGCGCTGGGCCGGGGCGAGGGACGAGACGATCCAGCTGTCGACGGCCGCGCCGATGGTCGAGCCGATCATGCCGCCGATGGTCGCGCCGGAAAAACCAAGGATCGCGCCCCCGAAGCCGCCGCCAATCGTGGCGCCGACCGAGGCCAGAACAAGAGTTGCCATGGTGAAAGAGTCTCAGACGCTAGGGAAGAGAAAGACGAAGGCGATGCGGCGGTGCCAGGCAGGTGTCAGGGGCTCTTCAATGACGCCCAGCCGCTCATAGGCGTGGATGAAGCGGTCCGGCGCGGTCAGAATGCCGACATGCTTGGCGATGGCGCCGGGGCGCATACGGAAGAGGACAAGGGCGCCCGGCCGGGCGTCCGCAAAGGGCAGTTCGATCATCATCCGCCGCGCGCCCTCAGCCAGAATCTCGCGGGAACCCGTCTCGCCCCAGTCGCGGCTGTACGGCGGCATAGGGAAGGGCTCATCGCCGACCACATCGCGCCACACCCCGCGCGCAAGCCCGAGGCAGTCGCATCCGACGCCCTTCAGGCTGGCCTGATCGTGATAGGGTGTGCCAAGCCAGCCGCGCGCGGTGGCGATGACACGGTGGGAATCTGCGGCGGCTTGCTCCCGGGTCACAGCACGCCTCCATCATGACCACCATCCTGGCTGGCATAGCGCAGGATGGTGTCCTGTCCGGGGATGTGCGGAAAGCCTCGGAAGTTCGCCACGTTCCCGAACTTCTGGGCGCAGGTGGCGATGCGCTTGTCGCAGCCGGCGCGGATGGTGAACCTATCGCCAGAAGTGATCGGCCGGATCGGCGCTTCCAGCAGCGTGAAGACGGCAACGCCATCGCTGCGATCATGGGCCAGCACCTCCGCGCGGCGTCCGGCATTGGGCCCGGTGGTCCATGTGAGCGTGCCGAAGCGGAACCAGCCGGGCGCGAAACCGCCGAGCCCGGAGGCGGTAAAGGCGCGGTCGCGCAACCCGTCGATCACGGTGCCGCTGCCCTGATAGGTCGGATCGTCCAGATCGACACCGCAGCGGGCATCGCCCAGCGCGGCGTCGCATGTCGCCTGAAAGGTCCGCCCGACCGTCTGGCCGAGGATATGCGACATCGAGCGGATCTCGGCCACGAAGGCATGTCGCCCGCGCCGGATCTGGCCGATGGCGCCACGCCGCATCAGCACGCGCTGCGCCGGGTTGGCCCAGTTCACGCGCCAGAGCGCGACCTCCGCATTGTCCCAGCGCCCGTCCAGATATCCGCCTCGGTGATCCGGTCCGAGCGCAGCGCGCCCGCCGCGTCCTGTGCATCGACCGAGAGATCGGCACCTGACCTGATCTCGCTGGCGGTGAGGCCGCTTTCCGGCTCGAACTCGGTGCCGTCGAACATCAGCACCTGATCGTGATCGGTGAAACCGAAAGCCACGCCATCGGCGCGGGTGATGCGCCAGCACCAGGCCAGTGTCGTGGTGCCGCTGTCGAGATGGGCCTGCAGGGTAGGGGAAATCTGCTTCATCGCCGGATCTCCAGCAGGGGAATGGAGGTGATGGAACCGAGGCGTTCGATGTCCAGCGTCACGTCCAGTACGTCGCTGTCAAAGCGGACCGGGACGTCGAATTCGAATCCGGCGGTGACGGTGATGCCGGCGGAAGGCGCGATCTCGAAGCTGACGAGGCCGGTGTTATGGTCGACCGACCAGCCATTGGCTTGCGAGACGCCATTCAGGGCAATCTGGATCGCGCCCGCGACCGGCTTGGTGATAATGCGCGCCCAGCTTTGTCCGCCCGAGGCATAGCGTTTGATCAGTTGGAAGGAGGTCGTGACGCCATCGCCGGTGCCGATCTGCTGATCGGTCGGCGATGGGACCTGCGACGGCAGGCCGGACCGATGATCGGCCCAGTCTTTGAACCGAAAGCCGTAAAGCCGCCCGTTTCGCGCCTCGAAGAAGGCCACGACCGCCGCCAGATCGTCGGCGCGGCGGATGCCATAGCTGACATCATAGCGCCGCCGGCTATTCGCCCAGCTGGCATTGCGCTCCTCGTCGCCGGAGGTCAGTTCGACAATCTGCGTGCGCCGCTCCGGCCCGCCACGGGCGCCGCGGCTGATATTGTCCGGAAACCGGACCTCGTGAAATGCCATCCTGCGCGTTCCTTACGTAAGGGTTTTGTCAAAGGCCGCGTCGACCGAGCGATACGGCGCGGGCGATATCGGCAGCGATCTGGGTGCGGGATTGCCGGAAACTCTCGGCGTCGCGGGCATTGATGTTGACGGTGACGCCGTTGCCGTAATCCTGCGCCTCGCGTCGCGACAGCACCCGCTCACCGCGCTGGAGGATCGCCGGCACCTCGTCATGGCGCAGCCCAACCGTGCCGCCGCTATGCATGCGCGGTGCCTGGGCAAAGGCGAGGGCGGACACCATGCGCGAGGGCGAACCCGCGCCAACCATCCCGCCCGTATGCATGATGCTGGCAAAGATCCCGCCAGCCCCGCCCAGCGCACCGGAGAGTGCGTTGGCGATGGGCCCGAGCAGAAACCGCCGTGCGGCGAGCTTTGACAGATCGGCCAGCAGCGAAGTGACCAGATCGCGGAAATCGACCTTGCCAGTCTTCACGAATTCGCCGACCGCATTCTCCGCGCTTTGAAACGCACCCACCAGCGCCTGACCGATATCGGCACCGATCTCCTTCGCCTTCTTCGCATAGTCTGACAGCGGCTCGGTGACGGCCTTCCAGCCGGTCGCCGTTGCCTCGGTCGCGGGCTTTGCCGCTTCCGCGGCTGCCTTGCCCGCGGCACCGGCCTCCTTCGCAGCCGCGCCTGCGCCGGTGGCGGCGGTCTCGACCCCGTCCAGCGCATCCTCGTAACGTCCGGCGGCTTCCGTCGCGACGTCCAAAGCTTCACTGCCGACGTCCTCGCCGCCCGACATCGCCGCGCGCAGCGCCTCCATCGCCGGGCCGACACCATCGAAGGCGGAGGCCCGGCTGTTGCTTGCCCGGTCGCGATAGCGGCCCGCCATATGCGCCGAATTGCTGGCCGAATGTTCCAGCATGGACGCCCGGCCCAGCGCCCCGAAGACATCGATGCGGGTGTCCGAGCCGATCTCTTCGGCCACCTTGTTGAAGGTCGGCGCGATCATGCCCAGAAAGTCCGCCCATTTGCCCGCAAGAAAGGTCATCAGTCGGGTCCAGATCGCCTCGATCTCCGATTGCATGGCCCGGAAATCATCGGCGAAGGACAGGGCCGTGACCTTGATGCCCTCCCAGACCGCCTTGGCCACATCGCTCATCAGCGCCATGGCATTCCCGAAACCGCCCGCGCCTTTGACCAGCCGGGTGAACTGATAGACCAGCTCGCCCGCCCCGACGATCAGGGCGCCGATGCCAGTGCGAATGAGGGCGCCGCGCAAAACGACCAGCGCCGTGGCGAGGCCTCGGACCGAGATTGCCGCCGCCGCCAGCCCCGCGACCCAACGCCCGGCCATGAAGCCCGCGAAACTGGCCGCATAGGTTGAGAGGCGGCCGATCTGTTCAAACAGACCGCTGATCGCCATCTCGAGCGGCCCGGTGCGGCTGGCCAGCGCCGCCATGGCATCGGCGACGGCTTCCAATGCCGGGGCTACGGCAACGGCCAGCTGGTTCGACAGCCCACGCCAGACAAGGCCAAGCCGCGAGATCGCGTCATTCGTCCGTTCGATCCGGTCGGCATCCTGTTCGGACACCACGACGCCGAAGGCCCGCACATCCTCGGTGGCCTGGTGCAATGTGGCGGTGTCGATGCGGGCCATGGCGATCGAACCCTCCTCGCCGAAAAGCTGACCCGCGACGGCGGCACGCTGCGCGACTGGCACGAAGGCTTCGATGGCGGCATTGATCGCCCCGACGCGCTGGTCGAGCGGCAGTGCCAGCAACTCGCCCGCCGTCAGCCCCAGCCGCGCCAGCGCATCGGCTGCGGGACCACCGCCCTCTGCCGCCTGACTGAGCCGGCGCGTCAGATCTTTGGTCGCCTGTTCGATCCCGGACATCGAGACGCCCGCCAGTTCCCCGGCGCGTTCCCGCGTCTGGATTGAAGCAACCGTGGTGCCGAGTGACTGGGCGAGCTTCGCCTCCGCGTCCACGGTTTGCAGCCCGGAGCGCACCATCGCGATCCCGGCGGCGGTGGCGGCGGCGACCGCAGCGGCAGCCGCGACTCCGACCTTGCGTGTAAACCCGGCCATGCGGGCATTCGCAGCCTCCATCTCGCGCGAGAGCCGCCCGAAGCCGCGCGATCCGGCCTCACCGACACCTTCCAGCTCGGCGCGCACCTGCCGCCCGCCTACTGCCGCGAGGCGGACGGTGACCCGTTTCTCTGCCATGTAGGGATTCCTTGATCTTCTTCGATGCGTGTCTTACATTCTTCGCATCGATCAATGATGGGTATGACAATGACCGAGACCGCGACCCTGTCCACGAAATTCCAGATCTCGATCCCCAAGGCGATCCGCGCCGCCCAGCACTGGGAGGCCGGGCTGACCTTTGCCTTCATCCCGAAAGGGACGGGCGTGCTGCTGGTGCCGGTGCCTAAACGTGACGCGTTGCGCGGGCTGGCGAAGGGCGCCAATGCCGAGGGCTATCGCGACCGCAAGGACCGTCACTGAATGACCCTTGTCGATACCTCTGCCTGGATCGAATGGCTGATCGCGTCGCCGACCGGCGATAAGCTGGCCGATCATCTGCCAGAACAGGCCGACTGGCTGGTGCCGACCATGGTGCAGCTGGAGCTGACGAAATGGCTGACCCGTGAGATCGGCGAAGACAAGGCCGATCAGGTCATTGCCTTCACCCAGATCTGTCAGGTCGTGCCGCTCGATACCGAAACCGCGCTGGCGGCTGCCGAGGCCTGCCGAACCCATAAATTGGCAACTGCCGACGCCATCATCTTTGCCACGGCACAGGCCAATGGCGCGCAACTCCTGACCTGCGACGCGCATTTTGACGGTCTGCCGGGCGTCACGCTGGTTCCCAAGGTCAAAAGCTGATCGCCCCAGAGCCGTTCGCGGTGATCTGTTCGTTCATCTTCCGGACCATCACCGCCTCGATGATGGACAGCAGTCCTGCGGCAGCCAGGGCGGGGATGCCCAGCGCTGCCGCCAGTCCCAGCGCCGCGTTCAGATCCCAGCCGATCACGGCGCCGGGCAGCACCCTGAGCTGTCCACCAAGGCGCCCGACCAGATCCCAGACCTGCCAGCCCTCGTAGGTCAGCGGTTGGCTTTGCCGCGTCGGGCAGTCTTCGCAGCTTTGGGTGCAGGCCGCGCAGTAACTGTCGCCCCCGCCGAAGTACCACTCGGCAAGGGCGCGGAGACGTTTTTTTCCTGCTCCAGCGGCAGGCCCTTCGAGACATAGACCAGTTGAAACGCCTCGAAGATCGGCCAGATGTCCAGAAGCGCGTCGATGGCCTCGGGTCCGGGGTCGATGACATTGCCATCGGCATCGCCGACGCCCTCCCAGGCCAGCACCGCACGGCGGGCCAGCGCCTTGGCGAAGATGAGCGCCCGCTCTTCATCGGAAGACCCATCCTGCACCGCCTCGACCTCCGGATCGCTGCGGGTGGCGACCATCAGCGCCGTGGTCAGCGGGCGCAGCTGCACCCGGACGTCGGGCGCCAGCTCGTGCCCGCGCGGTTCGTTGGTCAGGTCCAAAGTCAGCATCAGTATTCCTCGCGGTCGTTGATCAGGGTGGCGGTGCACATGCGCCCCAGGGCGCCGTCGCGCGCGGCCTGCCAGTCGAATGTGGCCTGCACGCCTTGCGGCCCGGAAATCTCGATCCGGGGGCGGGGCGGGTAAACGGCATGGACGGTGAAGGTGAAACTTTCGCCCGAGGGCAGGGCATAGGAAAATTCTAGCGCGCAGGGATCGCCATCAAGGGCCTGTGTCACCAGCGTGCTGTCGGCGAAGCGCACTTCGATGGACCCGGTCAGGGCAGCAATGGACGGATCGGCGCCATCGATGCGGCCATCGGCGCGGATGGTCTCGATCCGGTCGAGATTGTTGGTATAGGTGATCTGCGCTGAAATCACATTGCCCACCGCCGCGCCATTGCGGGTGATCGACCCGTTGAAATGACCGAAGCGCTTCAGATCGATGGGCGCGGGCGTGCCGGCATTGCTGACCGTGCCAACCGTCTCGCCTTGGGCGATCAGCCGTGCGGTCGCGGTCAGGAGCCCGGATCGCTGCATCTGCCAGCTGAGCTGGTCCAGCACGCAGCCGGAATAGATCGCAAAGCGCGGCAGCTCGGGCATGCCGGTTTCGATGGAAAGGCTGGGCAGTGTCCAGCCACCCGAGCGGAACTCATGTGTCCAGGGCCCGGTGCCGGTGCTGATTGGGCCTCCGAACGCCGCCTTGAGCCAGAAGCCGAAGGCCTCGGCATCGATCGGCACGACGATATCGCCGTCGGCTGTCACCGCATCCTTGATCGGCGCCAGCGGATCGCGGTCATAGCCCAAGAGTTCGGAGTTCAGCAGCGGCTGTTCCGCCCCGAGCGAGGTGCTGGCAAACGGCATTTTGGTGAAGCCGCCCACAGGCGGCGTGCCATAGACGGTCTCGAACGCCAGCGCCATCTGCGCCCGTGCCCCCTGGGCTCGTGCCATGAAATATCCTTTCGATCAGAGTGGGGTTGAGGCGGTTTGCGGGGGCCGGTTGCCGACCCGGGCGCCGTCCCGCAGACTGCGCTGGTGTTGGGATGCTGGTCGTTAGGGGTGAAATGGTGGATTTTGGATTGCGGCAAGCCGCAGCTTGCTTTTTTGGAACGCGCGCCGCTCTCGCGCTTGTCGCCAGCGTGGTTCTGTCGGCCTGTGTGCCGACGGAGGTCTCGGCACCAGCACCTGCGCCATCGTCACGGTTCGATTTTGGCGGGCAGGTGACCCGGGTGATCGATGGCGATACCTTCTGGGTCAGCGGCCAACGCAACCGCATCCGGGTCGGGGGGCTGGACGCGCCTGAAATTGGCCGGGCAGGTGGATCGGCCGCGACCGCGCAGCTCGCAAACCTGATCTCAGGGCGCTCCGTCCAGTGCCGCTTGCGCGATGTGGACCGCTATGGCCGGATCGTCGGGCAATGCTGGCTGCCGGACGGTCGCGACATTGCGGCGGCGATGATCGCCAGTGGCACTGCGCGCGAATATTGCCGCTTCTCGGGCAATTATTACGGCACCTGCTGAGGGCCAGTCAGGCCAGCGGGTCCGCTGTCGTGTAGTGCAGGATCACCGGGATCACCGCCGCCTTGAGGCTGGCCGCGCCCTCGACTGGCAGATCGACCGGGCGCGGCGCCTCTGCCTCGGCCCAGTCGCAGAGACCGCCCAGCGTTCGGTCGGCTGCGATGGCCGTTCCGATGCTGGCACAGAGGGCGTCGAAGCCGGCGTCACGGTCGGCGCCCTGAACGACCGCCTCGATCTCGGCGCGGTGCTGATAGTGATAGGCGACCGGCGACAGCGTCACCTCGGGCTCGCCCGGGGCGCCGTCGCGCAAGATCAGTATGCCGTCGGGTGGCACGCGTTCGGGAAGGACGTCGCCGCGCAGGGCGGTGGCGGGCAGGGCCGAAAGCCGCGCGTGCAGGGTGGCGAGGATAGTTTCGCGGAGGGTGGGCATGTCATGGGCACTTCAGATTTTGTTGGCGTATTGCCCCGTGGAAAGCAACGCGCGGAAAGGTAAATACTCGTTAACCAATTGCGCCTACAACCGATCCCGCAGATCGGCGGGGAGGTTTCATTGCAGCACAGATTTACGGGACTTCCTTCGGCATGGCGGGCATGGTCAGTACGTGGTCAGCCAGCACAAAAATTCGATACGCGCAGCCATTTCCATCAAGTCGATATTTCCCGGCTACGCGGGTCTTCGGAGCGCTTTTTCTGATCGTCTGGATCAGGTTATCGCCGACAACACGCGGACGCTTCTGAATGCCCTGACGCCGCCCCCTGGGTGACGGAGGCAGACCTGCGCGATGTGTCGGACGCGAAGGAGGCTGTCCTGCAGCAATGGGATGCCCGTCTGACGGCCATCTTTGAAGAGTATCAGTCCCACCCGCAGCGTCTCCGCCCATTGCGAATGGCCATGGAAGAGCGTCTGCTCAGGGCCTTCGCGGGGCTGATCAATCAGCTTCGGCAGCAAGACCTTGGGATAGAGCGTTACATCTGGCGTTCCCGAGATGACGCGCAGGTTCGCGACAGTCACTCAAAGTATGACGATCAGGTCTTCAGCTGGGACGAACCTCCTGCAGGCGGGCATCCGGGACAGGCACATAACTGCCGGTGTTTCGCCGAGCCTGTTGCGTCGCCGTTGCCAAACGACGTTGTCCTTGCCCAGTATGCGCCAGCGGCAGAAATTCCGGTGGAGGCCTTCTTTCGAGGCCTTGTCGGACGTGCGGTCGCGCTTACCCCTCAGGGAGCCGCTGCTTTGGCGGCGTTTTTGGCGGCGTGGGAGGCTGGCAATGCCTTGAGGGAACTCACCGAACTCGCAACAGAACGTCGCCTGAACCGCGCTGCCGATATCCTCGGCGTCGATCTTGGATCGGCCGAAGGGCTCCTGGCTGCTATTGCGCACGAACTGGTGCAGGAAACGGTCAGTACCGGCTTCGGATCCAGCCTGCCCAAGACCGTCGAGGCCGCGCAGATCGCCGGTCAGGCGGCGGCGCTTTTCGAAATGGCGAATCCCGGAACTATTCAGCAGGTCGCGGAAGGAGACCGCGCTGCTCAACGCGCGCTTGGCGCATTCGTACAGCGCGCCTACGATGCTTTCAGCGAGGGTCGGCTCCGGCTTCAGGACGGCACGATAGCCGATGGCTGGGTCGAGGTATTCCCTGAACTGACCGAGGGCGAGCGGCGGCTGGGCGAACTTCCCGGCTTCACGCCCGAGCGCATCGAGCAGTGGCTGGAGACCTACCCGGTCGAGGTCCTCGGCCTGCCAAACCACACCGGATCGCCGAATGCCGAAGACCCGACCGGAAATATAATCTCAACACCGATCCCAGAGCTTGCTGGTCCCAGCATTCTCGAAGCGCGCCCAGCCAACATCACTACACCAGATGGCAACATCGTCCGGGGTCACGGCCCAAAAGGTGACGGGGCCGAGTATATCACAGGCAAAGGGCACACTGCCGAGCAGATCGATGGGATCATCGCGAACCCTAACCCTGATTTGAGCGGGGTAATTCGCGGATTTGGTCCCTTCAAAGGGCAGGAGATGACTCTGCTTACTGGCCGCGACGGGCATTGGGTGATATTGAACCCAGACGGCGAAGTCGTCGCGGTCAGTAACAGAAATGTGCCTTTGCGCGCACCGGACAACGATCTGCAAGAAATTATTCGACCGCTGGAGTAGCCATGGAAGATAAGATGCAAGCCTTCATGCAAGAACTTCTCCACGGAAAGAAGTATGTCCGATTGTCGTTGGATCAGCTTCGTGCCTTCAACAGCTATCTTGCAAATGCCGGATTCAGCATATCCCGTATGGAGGCAATAAAGACGGCTGGCGCAAGAACCGGGCGACGCCTTGACTATGACATTCTAGTCCTGCCCGAGCATGAGGAGGGCTGGTCAATTTTTGCCGATCCTGATCGGTCGAGGGCCCAGGTCGTGGATATTGTCGACCAAGCTGTGCGTGAGGGTGGAACTTTCGAGTTCTTGGTTTGGGCCGAGAAACCGTCGGGTTAGAGAATTGTTCGCCCCTCCACCCAGTTCCCCACGATCCTCCCCGGCACAGCATCCGTCGTCCGCTCTGCATCCTGCGCCAGATCGAGCCGCTTTGGCAGCCTGACCTGCGGCACCAGCAGGAAGATCGGGAGGGTGGCCCGCCCGCGCCCGGTTTTGGAGCGCGATGCCACAGCGCGCCCCTTGGTGTTCAGCCGCCCCTCGGCCACCAGCAGACTGGACCCGTGCCTGCGATAGACGAAGCGCAGCCGCAATCCGGTCCGCCTCTCCCATTCGCCCGGGTTGATGCGGCCACCACGCAGGGATTTGCCGGCGGCTTCCGTCGGGATGGCCAGCCAGAATCCGTCGCGGGATCGGATCAGCGGCCCGGCGTTATGGGCGCCGATGATCACCGGCGCCTTCGACCACACGAGCGCGGTGGCATTCAAGCTCTCGCCCGCTTTCGGATAGGTCGCGTTGCGGATCGAATTCGCCAGCCGCCGCCCCAGCCCCGCCCCGGTGATCTGGTCGCGCCATGCGGTTTTCAGGTCCACGCCCGCCTCGCGCATGGCGCCGGTCACGGCCTTTTCGCCCGCGTTGATTTCGGCCTGCATCATGGCAACGAGATCGGGGTCGACGTCGAGTCGCAGCTTCACGCAGGCACCAGGTCCACGGTCCAGACCAGCCGGTCGCGGTCGCGCATGGGCTCGCCCTGCATGGCGAAGCTTTCCGCGCCGATGACGATCAGATCGCCCTGCCGGGGATCGCCCAGGTCGCTGATCCGGATATCGGCGGTCAGGGTGTCCGACAGAATGCGCGCCGATCCGAACTCGGTGATCCGGTCCGGGGCGCGGCGGATGAGGCGGATCTGGCGTTCCTCCGAAGTCCCGGCGGCAATCCAGACGGCGGAGGTGCCCATGTCGGGATGACCGAAGATGAGGTCCATGGACGCGCTGAAGGCGTTCATGGCCGGTCAGTTCGAACTGTGCAGCCGGATGGCCAGACGCGGACGCTTGTTGACCGGCAGGATCGAGGCTTCGGTCATCAGGTCGATCCAGCGGCCCTTGGGGTCGAGATGCTGGCGGGCATAGAGCGGCAACCCGATGGTATTGGCCGTTTCCAGAAGATTCGCCGGACCGCCATAGGTCGTAAACGTGTCCATGGTGCCGGTCGGAAAGGCGATGCCTTCATTCGCAGGGACCAGCCGTTCCAACGCCTTGGTCGAGAGCGTGACGGCGCCTGCATATTCCTCGAAGAGGATGGCCGCGAAGGGGAAGTTGCGGCGGACATCCTGCCTGAGCGGCTGTGCACCGGTCGCGGCATAGAACTTCCAGGCCTCTTCGGTGTTGGGGTGCGAGATCAGCTTGTCGAAGAATTCGCGGCTGACCAGGGCATGGACGCCCGACATGCTCTCGCCCAGCAGATTGTCCTCGATGGCGCGCAGCACCTCGCGGACCTTGCCCTGAACATTGGTCCCGGCCGTGCCGAGCACGAAATCCACAGAGATCTGCGCGATGCCGAATTCGGTGAAGTAATTGTAGAGCGTCGTGCCGGGCTCATCCTTCACAATGTCGCGGAGCGCGTTCATCTCCATGTATTCGCGAGTCTGGGCATGCTTGCGGCGCATCAGGGTCAGCTTGCGGGTCATCACCGCGACCAATGGATCGGATTCATCGCCTGCGCCGATTGCGGGCACACCCTGAATATCGGCAGGCAGGATCACGTCGTCATGCGGGATCCACGGGAGCGCGAAACTGCGCATGGCGCGGCCCTCTCGCGCGCCGACGGTGGCAGGACCGCCCAGCGGCACCGAGGGCAGCAGGTTCAGCACGCCTTCGATCTGCTCGATGATGACGCTGCGCTGGGAGACGCCCTCGAAGCGGAAGAGGCCCAACTCGCCCAAGCGGGTATAGAGGTTCGGCAGGATGTTGATGGCCTGCGTCATCTCGGCCAGCGAATAGCCGCCGGCATCGAAGGGATTGCGGATGATGGTCATGGGGAAGCCTTGTCAGGGAGGAGGAAGAAGGATGCGATGCCGCCGTGAAGGTGCGAGACCGCCGGGCGGGTCCGTGACCCCCGGGCGGGTCCGTGACCTGTCAGGCGCTGTCGCGAAAGACGATGCCGAGCGCGGTCAGTTCCGCATGCTTCAGCGCGATCTTGGTGGCATCATCGCCGCTGCCATCGTAGAAGAGGGCGTCGCGGGACAGGATCGCCGGACCGCGTGCCAGAAGGATGCCGGTGGCTTCAGACAGACGCGTATCGACCGGATAGAGCAGGATGCCAGCGGCGGTTTCGGCGCCATCGCTGCCGCCATGGCTGGCGAAGGTGTAGTGACCGCTGGTGGTGATTCGACCGAGCACGGCACCGGCCGGGTATTCCCTCCCTTCGGCCAGGGTCACGGTCTCGCGGGCATAGTTCGGGTTCAGCTCATATTTGAGCGCATCGCCCATGCTAGGCGGCTGGGTCAGGACGGGCATCGGTATCTCCAAGGTGTCAGCCGATCAGCGGCTGGCGCTATCGGCGGATTTGCAGGCAGCAGTTACCAGCGGGCTCGGCTTGTTGGTGGGCGCGGGTACGCTGGCCAGAATGCCGCTGGCATCGCTTCTGGCCGCGAGGCTGTCGAGGATCTGGCCGCGCAGCGCCTCGGGCTTCACCCCGCGCCGAAGGGCATCGGCCGCGTCCAGGGTAACGCCCAGCTTTGCCGCCTGGGCGCAGATCGAGGCCACTTCGGCGGCCTCGGCGCGGATGGTGTCGGCGGTGGCATCGACCGGGGTGGCAGTCGCTGCGGCGCCGGGCGCGGGCGGTATTGCCGCCGGTTGCCGCGCCGTCGGTGTGGCAGATAGCGTCGGCGAGGCACCTGCACCCGATGCTGTGGATTGCGGGTCTTGCTGGTCCGGCGTCTGGGCATCTTCATCCGTCTGATCGCTCATGATCATCTCCTGTTGGGATTGGGGTGGTGAAAGGGTCGGGGATTGCGCCCGCAGCCCCACTGGCAGGACTGGGCGGCTGAGACTGTCGCAAAGGCGCGGAAAGCGGTCCGGGGATCGGCGACAGCATCGGCAAGCCCGGCTTCGACAGCCGCCGCGCCCCGGAAGATCGCGGCTTCGGTGGCGAGTGCCGCGTCCCCGGTCATTCTCGCACCGCGACCGGCAGCGACGGTTTCGGCGAAGAGGGTCCCCAGATCCTCCAGTTCCGCCTGCAACCCGGCGCGGATGTCCTCGAGCAGGGCGGCATAAGGATTGCCGTCGGCCTTCTTGGCCCCGGCATGGATCAGCGTCACCGCCACGCCTTTCTGGGCCAGCATGCCGGACATGTCGGTATGCATGGTGATGACACCGATGCTGCCCGCCGCCCCAGTGCGAGGCAGGGTGATGCGATCCGCCTGGGACGCCTGTGCGTAACCGGCCGAAAGCGCATGTTCGGCCAGAAATGTCTGAACCGGCTTTTTGGCCCGCGCCGTGCGAATGCGGTCGGCGAGATCGAAGGCTCCGGCCACTTCGCCACCAAAGCTGTCGATTTCCAGCGCAATGCCGCGAATGGCATTGTCAGAAACCGCCGCGTCTTTCTGGGCAGCCAAGCCTTCATAGGAGGTGAGCCCGGAGCTCTGCCCGATCCAGGCGCCGCGATGGACCAGCGTGCCGGCAATGGCAATCACCGCCACGCCGTCGATGACCGGAAAGGGCGCATCGGTATCATCGCCGTCATGGCGCTGGGCGAGATCGCCACCGATCAACGAGGCGCGAGCTGTCTGACGTGCGGTCACCAATTCCGGCTCAGTGACGGCGGCCCCGTCAAAGCTGATCTCCTGCCCGGTGATGCGGGGTCCGAGGCCGGAGAGAAAACCCAGCGCCTTGGCAGGGGCGATCATCAGCGGGGTGTCGAAGGCGCGCTGGGCGAACTGGGCGTGATGCATCACCGGTCCTCCCGAGGTTTAGTGTCGTCATTGCCGGTCTCATCGGCGTCCGCTTCGTCGTGGTCATCATTGGTCGCAGCATCGCCATCCGCCTTACCCTTGGGCCCCTGCGCAGGTGAGCCCGGGCGGCGGAAGTCGAGGCCCAGCGCGGCCTCGCGTTTCCGCTCGGCCGCGATGTCGCGGTCGACCTGTTCGGCGTCATAGCCGCGTTCGGAAATAGCCTGACTGCGGGATTTGAGCCCGGCCTCGATCTGCAGGATCTCGGCCGAGGCGTCCTTCATCGGATCGACCCAGTCCCAGCGCGTCGGCAGCCAGCTGACGGATTGGAACGCCCGCCGGTCGCGGTCATAGCCGGGTAGGTCCATAGCGCCCGACAGCACCGCCAGATCCATCCAGCGCTGCCAGACCGGGCGGCAGAGCTGATGCACGATGACGCTGTGCTGGATCGCCGAGAGCCGGCGCCGGAAATCCAGGAGCGCCACCCTTGTGTTCGAGAAATTGCCGCGTGCAGCGTCCCCGGTCAGGTAGGGGTAGGGAATGCCCAGCGCCGCCGCGATCTGCAGCAAGGTGCGGTATTGAAACGGCTCATAGGTGGAGCCTGAGTCCGGCGTGGCGGGGGTCGAGACATCCTCGCCCGGGTCCAGTCGGACCACCTGGCCGGGTTCGACCTCCAGATCCTCCTCGGCCGGTTCCCGCGGCGTTTCCGAGGCAGGCGAGGTGATGAACATCTCGAACATCGCCGCCGTCTTCTTCCGCTCCAGTTCGGCATCGTCATAGAGATCCAGCGTGAAGAGTTTCACAATCGCCGGGGCGAAACGCGACACGCCGCGCAACTGACCGGCTTCGACCGGGTCCAGCACACGGACGATCTCGGCGGCGGGCACACGCACCGTCTCGCCCGCCAGCCCCGGATCGGTCATGTCGCCCGGGTGGCGGCGCAGGAGGTGATAGGCCACGCGGCGCCCGATCCCGTCGAATTCGATGCCCTGACGGATGGTGCCGCCGCCGGGCAATTCGCGGTTCAGATCCATCGGCAGCATTTCCGAGGGCAGCATCTGAAGCTGCAGCGGCACCGAGAGCCCGTCTTCTGGCCGTCGCGGGCGTAGGCGCAAAAACACCTCGCCCGCCAGAAACAGCTCGCGGGCGGCGCGGCGCTGGAGGCCATAAAAATCCGTCAACCCCTCGGCATCGGCCTCGTCCGTCCAGCCGAGCCACAGCTTTTGCAGCTCTTCCTTCTGGGCCGCATCGGCGATGGAAGACGATGGCTTGATGCCGTCACCAACGACATTGCTGGCAAACGCCTCGACCGCGCCCGCGGCATAGCCGTTGTTGCGCGCCAGCCAGCGGGCACGGGCCGTGATGGTCTCGCCCGCGCCCGCGATCAGCGTGTTCACATGGGCGCGGCTGGCGCGGAAGTCACGCAGGCGTCGATGCGATTGCGCCGCATCGAACCCGCCGATGATGGCGCCGAGGCGTTGGCGGATGCCGTCGAATGCCATGTCTCAGAGCCCCTTCGTGGCCACGGTGCCCCAGCGCCGACGCCGGGTCGCGCAGGATGCCCGCGCGATCCGGGCTTCCAGATCGGCGATGGCAGCCGCCAGTTCCGCATCCGATCCATAGGTCAGGGTCTTGCCGTCATAACTGACAGAGTGCGGCCCGCTGAACCTTGCCTCCTACAGGGCGCTCAGCAGCGTCCGCATCCGGTCGATTTCCATCTCTCACCTCATGAAACGCGGTGTGTAGGTTTGCCGCTTGCGGCGTGGCGTGGTCGGCGGAGCGCCTGCCTGGCGCGCAGGCGGGTCGGTCGCGGGTTCAGCGGCATCGGTGTCAGCCGCGTCGGTACGGGTGGCGACCCCAGCCTGCTCCTCCAGCTGCCGCCACATGCGCTCGTCCCAGCGATCCGCGCCCATGATCCAGGCGGCGGCGCGGGCATAGACGCGGGTGTCCAGCGCCTCGTTGCGCTCGCGCAGCTTCTGCCATTCCTGACGGGCGTAGCCGCGCTTGTTCCTGACCGTGACCAGCTGCTCCGCCACCAGCTGCTTCAGCCATTCGCTGTCGGCCCAGTTCGGCAGATGGATCATCCCCGGCGGCTCGGGCTGGTCCGCTTCCGGCCGTTCCAGCCGCAGGAAGCGATAGGTCTCGATCTTGAAGGTGGCCGTCGCCACCGACCAGAGCCGGGCACCCCGGCGCAACCGCTTGCCGCCGACGGTCGCATCGACGAAGGTCGGGCCTGACACCGGCGTTGCCCGGTTGAAGCCCTCAAGCCCCTTGACCGGCACGACCTGCTCGAAGCCCTGCGCGCGAGCCCAGGCATAGACCGCCGCCGCCTCGTAGCCGGTATCGATCGCCAGTTTGGCAATCGGCATCACCGCGCCGTTTGCATGCTACCATGTCCTGCCGAGCAGTTTGGTCAGCTCTGCCCATGCCACCGGGCTGTCTGGCCCGCCCGGGATGACGATGTGATCGACGAGCCAGCTCTGCAGCCCGCGTCCCCAGGCCCAGATGTCGACCTCGATCCGGTCCTTCTGAATGTCAGTTCCCGCTGTCAGGAACAGCCCGCCCTCGGGGATCTGGGCACCAAAAACTTCGCGGCGATCTGCCAGCCGCTGCCATTCCGGCGCCTCACCGCGCTCGACCCATGTCTCGCCCAGAAGCGTGTTGCGCGCGGCGCGCAGCATCTCGTCATTGCCCTGTGCGGCCAGCCATTCCCGGGCGATCTGTTCCCAGCTCTTCCAGCCGATGGGCGAATAAAGGGCGGACAAGTGATAGCCGACATGATGTGGATCGGCGGCAGTTGCGGTGGCGCGCCATTCGCCCGCCTCCAGCATGGAGGTCTTGTGGTGTTCGGCGATCAGTTGATCGCAGGCATTGCAGGCATAGGCGGCGGTCTCGGGGCGACCCTTCTCCCAGCGCAGTCGCTCGAACTCCAGCCATTGCATCGCGCCGCAATGCGGGCAGGGCACGAAATAGCGGCGCTGATCCGAGGCTTCGAATTCCTGTTCGATCCGGCTGAGGCCCCGGATCGTCGGGGTCGAGATCAGGAACACTTTCCGGCGATGCGCGAAGGTGGTGCCGCGCGCCTCGGCCAAGGTTACCGGATCGCCCTCTTCATCGGCCGAGGGCGGGTAAGCGTCGATCTCGTCCAGAAACAGGTAGCGCGCCGGCATGGAGCGCAGGCCCGTGGCCGAGTTCGCGCCGGTCAGCACCAGAATGCCGCCCGGGAATTCCTTGAACAGCATCGAATTCCCGGCATCGCGCGACCGCGCCGGGTTGACCCGTTCCCGCAGGGCGGGGCTGTCAGAAATGAGCGGATCGAGCCGCCCGCGCGAGGCGCGCTTGGCCATCTCGACCGTCGGCAGAACCGCGAGCATCGGGCCCGGCGCGTGGTGGATGACAAAGCCGATCCAGTTGTTGCCCGCTTCCGTTGCGCCGACCTGCGCAGCCTTCATGAAGCTGATCCGCTGCGCCGGATGACCGGGCGAGAGTGCATCCATGATCTCACGCAGATAGGGTGTCCGCGCCGTGCGATACCGTCCCGGTTCGGCTGCCGCGCGCGAGCTGAGCCAGCGATGCCTGTCTGCCCATTCCGAGACGGTCAGGTTCGGATCGGGCCGGATGCCGCGCGACCAGGCGCGCAGGATGTCCTCGGCGCCGTCGAAGCTCAGGTCGGGGGAATCTTCCTCATCATTCAAGAGAAACCTTGAGGTCGGCGAGGGCGGCAAGCTGGTCTCGGACATGGGTTTCCAGCACCCTCTGCAGCACCCCGGTGCTGATCGTGACGGGCTCGCCGCTCGCTTTCTCGGTCTCGGCCGAGAGTTCCGCCGCCATGATCGCGGCGACGCGGGCGGGCCAGGTCACCCGGGCATCGCGCTCCTGCCGCGCCAGCCGGAAGACCAGCGTCTCGGCCCGGGGCCGGTCGACCAGCACGCCCTTCTTCTTCTGGATGGCGATCTGGCGTTCCTGCGCCTGATAGACCGTCAGCGCCGTCCGGGCCTTCAGATAGGAGGAGTTGTCGCCCGGGCCGCTGACCGACGGGGCGGCGAGGCTGTCGGCCGGGCGGGTCGGCCTGTCCGGAACCGCTGCCTGCCGCGCGGTGCCGCCCTTCGACCGGTTCTGCTGATCGGGATCGGTGGTCGCCGCGCGCCGGGCGTCCGACGCCGCTGCGTCGATGGAACCGTCTGCGAACAGGACCAGCCGGCCGCTCTTGCGCGCCTTCTGGATCGCCCCGCGCGACAATCCGGCATGGGCCGCATAGGCCCGTTCGCTCATGCCCTGCATGGAAAACCCGTCTGAAGATGATGGCGATGTGCATCAGAATGCACTGTTATTGCTCCGAATTCTCTACACTTCAGGGCGCGTCAGAGCGATGCTGCATCAACGAAACGCTGCACCCGGAGACCGAAATGACCCGCAAACCCGCCCAGACCAATGACGTCGCCCTTGTCGCCTTCATGGCCAAGAAGGCGGAAATCGACGCGATGCTCGCCCGGTTGCAGGCGCTCAGCGAAAACCATTTCGGCACCGACCTCGAGCGGCTGAACTGGGCCGATGTCGGCAGCCTCGAATATCAGGCGAGCCTGCTGAAGCAGATCAGCGACTTCACTTTCGGCGAGGGCGAACACGTCGCCTGACAGCCCAGTCCGGGCCGACCGTCACGCCCCGCGCAGCGGGGCACTTCTCCGTAGAAGCCGACCGCAGCCTGCGGCGGCGACGAGCGGAGCCAACGATGCTGAAACTCACCGATACCCAAACCCTCATCCTGATCCGCGCCAGCGCCCGGCCGGGCAATCTCGCCCTGCCGCTACCCGAAGGACTGCACGGTGCGGCGGCGAAGATGGCCATCGGCCGGATGATCAAGCTCGGCTGGATCGAGGAGGTCGAGGCCAATATCCGGTGCGGCGAGCCGCTCTGGCGCGATACTGGCGACGGGCACGGCACCACGCTGATCGCCACCGAAGCAGGGCTTGCGGCCATCGGGATCGACCCGGTCGTGGTGAAAACCATGGCGGGTCTGCGGGACGCCAAGCCCGAGGCCATCGCTGCCGTCCAGCGGCCCGGCACCAAACAGGCGCAGCTGATCGCCATGCTGCAGGCGCCAGATGGCGCGACCATTGCAGAGATCGCCGAGGCGACGGGTTGGCAACCCCACAGCATCAGGGGCGCGATTTCCGGCTCGCTGAAAAAGAAGCTGGGGCTGACCGTGACCTCTGAAAAGGTCGAGGGACGTGGCCGAACCTACAGGCTCGATCAGGGGTGAGGCGCCGCGCCTCAGCCGACCATCTCATCCATCCTCCAGCAACTGATACGCCAGAGTTCGGAGCGCATGCGCCGCAACCACGGGGACCACGCCATTGCCACAGAGGCGGAGCCGGTCCACCCGGTGGGCCAACCCATCAGTGCCTCGACGAATAGCGGGTTCAGCGTCCGGCGCTGATCGCAGGTATAGCTGCCAGCCATCGGCGTCGTGAGGACCTGGCGGCCAAGGAGGCCGTTCACCGGCGTATTGGCAAGGCTCGTCGCTCCGTCCTTGTGATCCCGCGCCGTCGGCGTCATCCCCATTTGACTGGCATGGGTCAGGTCGGCCGATTTGCGATTGCCCGCGCTCGGTTTGTTGCCATCTGTTGCCAGCGGCGTTGGCCATTGCACAGCCCTGGTTGCGAGGTTCATCCCGTGCTTGCCCGCCGCCTGTGATGGCGTCGGCCTGGTCTGCCGGTTCTTGTTGGCGCTGGCTCGGGGTGTCGGCCAGAGGCGCAGCATCTCGGTCCGGTTGCCGCCGCTCGAGCGGGTGCCAGAGCAGGCGCGCGGGGTCGGCCAACTCGTCGCCTTCGCGGATGGCGAGGATGAAAAGCCGCTCGCGCTTGTGGGGCGCGCCGACTTCCGCCGCCGTAAACAGTCCTGCCGCAAGCCTGTAGCCCATGCCGACCAGTCCTCGGGCGACTTCGGGGAAGCCGAGGCGGAGATGATGTGCGACATTCTCGAGGAAGACGAAGGGCGGTTCGACCTCGCCGATGATCCGGGCGACATGCGGCCAGAGGTGGCGCGGGTCGTCGGCACCCCGGCGCTTGCCCGCCACGCTGAACGGCTGGCACGGATAGCCCGCAGAGACGATATCCACCGCACCGCGCCAAGGCTTGCCGTCGAATGTGGCGATGTCGTCCCAGACAAGAGCCTGATCCAGGGCCGCGTCTTCCATCCGCGCCACGAGAGTGGCCGCAGCATATGTTTCCCGCTCGACATGGCCCATGTGTGGATGCCTCCCGGTATGCAAGGAATTTTTGAACCTATGAGCCTGTGATCGAGTACGGTCATGTGTCAGGCCTCGATATGCGGCCTTTC